AGAACGGCGCGGATATTCCTGGAAAAGATACCTTCACTAAAAATATTGGTGCATGTCGCGCTTTTCACAGTTCTATTAGTACAGGTGCAGGGAACTGGACAACGGCACAATTGATTGAATGGCTGGATTCTCAAGGGGCATTCAATCACCCATACTGGATGTGCAAATGTTCATGGTCGTACGGCAATAATAAAATTATAACCGATACTGGCTGTGGAACTATTCATCTTGCAGGTTGCGTTATTGAGGTTATGGGTAATAAAGGTGCCATGACCATCCGTGTAACAACACCAAGCACTTCCAGCGGTGGCGGAATCACTAACGCTCAATTCACTTATATTAATCATGGTGATGCTTACGCTCCTGGCTGGCGACGAGACTACAACACGAAAAACCTGCAACCTGCATTTGCTTTAGGGCAGACAGGAAACAGGGTTGCAAATGATAAAGCTGTTGGCTGGAACTGGAATAGCGGTGTTTATGATGCAGACCTAAAAGGCGCATCAACATTAATTCTTCATTTCAATATGAACGCGGGTAGCTGCCCGGCTGTACAATTACGCGTGAATTATAAGAACGGCGGTATTTATTATCGTTCAGCGCGTGATGGTTATGGATTTGAGGCTGACTGGTCAGAGTTTTACACCACAACCCGCAAACCCTCTGCGGGGGATGTTGGTGCATATACGCAGGCAGAATGTAACTCAAGGTTTATTACAGGTATTCGCCTGGGCGGTCTGTCATCTGTCCAGACATGGAATGGCCCCGGCTGGTCTGACAGGTCAGGTTATGTCGTTACGGGTTCAGTTAACGGGAACCGTGATGAATTAATTGATACAACACAGGCAAGGCCAATTCAGTATTGCATTAATGGGACGTGGTATAACGCGGGGAGTATTTAATTATGATGCACTTAAGAAATATTACAGCTGGCAACCCTAAAACAAAAGAGCAATACCAGCTAACGAAACAATTTAACATCAAATGGCTTTATACAGAGGATGGAAAAAACTGGTATGAGGAACAAAAGAATTTCCAGTATGATACGTTGAAAATGGCCTATGACCACAACGGCGTTATTATTTGTATTGAAAAGGATGTTTCAGCAATTAATCCAGAAGGCGCAAGCGTCGTTGAATTACCTGATATTACAGCAAATCGCCGGGCTGATATTTCGGGTAAATGGATGTTCAAAGATGGCGTAGTGGTAAAGCGAACTTATACCGAGGAAGAGCAGAGGCAACAAGCGGAAAATGAAAAGCAAAGTCTGCTACAGCTCGTCAGGGATAAAACCCAGCTATGGGACTCACAGCTACGGCTGGGTATCATTTCCGCCGAGAATAAGCAGAAATTAACCGAGTGGATGCTCTTTGCGCAGAAAGTCGAATCCACAGACACCTCCAGCCTACCAGTAACATTTCCCGAACAACCTGAATGAGACAAGGCCCGATAGCGGGCCTTAATTTTTATTCAGGCTTTTGTGGCCATTCAGGATTTGCCGTATCCACACGGCTGACCAGAACACTGTAGCGTTCCCATGCTTCCAGTCGTGTGCGTTCCTCGTCTGTTGCCATATTCAGCCTGACAGCGCGTTCCAGCGGCTGGATGACTGATTCAGCTTCGGAAAGCAATGCGGCCTTTTGTGATTCGGCTTGTTGTTGCTGTTCGTCTGCCGTATAAATCCGTTTAACTACAGCTCCATCCTTAAACATCCACTTTCCTGAGTCATCAGCGCGGCGGTTGGCTGTTATGTCGGGAACCTCAACGACGCTAAAACCTTCAGGGTTAAGCGTGGAGGCATCTTTGGTGATGGCGACAATAATATTATTTTCATCGTAAACAATCTTTATGGTGTCTGGCTGAAAGTTTTTCACTTCCTCATACCAGTTTTTTTCGTCCTCAGAATAAAGCCAGATGACTCCGTGCTTCTTTGTTAACTCATACTGCTCCAGTGTTTTAGCATTACCCGCTTGTATGTTCTTTAAGTGCATCATATTAAACGCTCGCTACATTATACCAGGTGCCATTTATATACTTTTGAACGGGCCTGTAATAAACTCCTGCTATATTATCGGCAGAGTTGGACCCTGTATCCTGAACATTAATACCAGACAATACATGACCTGAAGGGCACTGGAAATTCCATGTTTGCCAGTTGTTCACTCCATAATATTGCTGTGAACCAAGTCGAACATCTTTCACATATCTGGAGTCAAAATTGCCATAGTTGCCGGGAATAACTTGCGAGCCGCAAAGCCAGTTCCCGTTATTATCCATGTACGCCTGACCATCGGTACCATTGGCTGTCCTTGAATTATTAATCATGTAGATGCCAAATTGCTTATTCCCCAGACCACCAATCATAAATTTGCGATCAGCATGGTCCTGACGTAGCAATGCCTGGGCGCTATCAGTGTTAACTATATTTTTCCCAAAGATAGCGTTGTTATCGCGCATCTGAATCCACATACCATTACTGCTGTTAATAGCAAACCTGTTTGCATACACCCAGGCGTTAGTTGTTATATCTCCTGTAACATCCAGACCATGCCCCATAGTTATACGGCCAGTTCTGAGATTAAGTGTAAAGGGACGTAGTGGCCCTATATCACCATTTTCCCCCTCATTCTCTCGTGTAGGGATGATATGCAGGCATTCTTCAGAACGACGAAAAATAGCACCAAAAGATGAATTAAATATCCTTAGTGCATTGAGTGTCGATATTTTTACTTCACTGCTGAAAAGGGCTTTAACAAGGACAGACAAAGCATCCCATTTAAGATTCATCAGGTCTTTTGTTGTGGTGCTCTGGCGACTTCTCCATTTGAAATATTCATTGCCGTTGTCGCCTGTTTCAAACCACATGTATGAATCAGTATCGCTGTCGGCATCATTTTTAAAACCAACCTTCGCCCAGTCAGTATTCCGAATCCAGGCAAGGATTGAGTCGTTTTCAAAAGTAAGTCCACCGGACAAGATATCGCCTGTCTTTTGAACCGCGTTATCAGCCTTGTTTACCGTTTCCTGTAGATTTAAATCTTCCGCCGTTAGCTCAATATTTTTAGAACCGTCAAACGAGACGCCGTTGATAGTACATGCTGTCTGCAACTTGGTCGCTGTAGCCGCATTACCAGAGGTATCCTGATCCCCTTTGGCATTGACGCCGGGAATTGAATCTTTTGACGTATAGACCTGCGCCCATTCAGACCAGTTGGCAGAATCAGTATCCCGCCGCGAACGGATATGTACGGGCGCATGGGCACCGCTCGTGCCACTCCAGCCAATGAATAACTCACCTTCGCCAGCAGCGGTGGCACCTTTAAGGTGAAGCACATTGCCATAGGGGGAAGGGTAGCCATTGTTGTATGCCTCATACAGCTGAATCCCGGATGTTCCCTGTGCATTCGCCTCCAGGGCCGTTACGCGACCGCGCGATACCAGAGTATTGATATTAATGTCACCAGAACCATCGAACCTGACGCCATTAATGTTTCTGGCTGTTTTCAATTTCGTTGCGGTATCGGCGTTCCCTGTCAGCGCCCCGGTGATCCCGCCGTTGAAAGTCTGGCGTGCACTCCATGTGTTAGCCGTGCTCAACAGGGGGATCTTTTCACCGCTGGTACCGAGTTCTCTTAAACCAAGGTTTAGGATTGAAATGATGACGCCGGAAACTTCTTATAAAGAGTGGAAACAGCCACATCATAGATGATTGCAACCTGCTTACGGGGGATGCCCTTCTCCAGCAATCGCCGCATTTGCTGCCATGTTTCTTTCTGGTATTTAGGCCGACGCCCACCTATTCGACCTTCTGCGCGAGCTGCATCAAGTCCAGCGCGTGTACGTTCAACAATAAGTTCACGTTCCATTTCTGCCAGCGCCCCCATTACGTGAAAGAAAAAGCGCCCCATTGGTGTACTGGTGTCGATGGAGTCAGTGAGACTCCGGAAGTTAATGCCTCTGTCACGCAGCTCTTCCACCAGCACAACTAAGTGACGCATGCTGCGCCCAAGACGATCTAACTTCCATACGACCAGGGTGTCACCTCTGGAAAGCATACGAAGAACCTTTTTTAACCCAGGGCGTTCAGCCTTTTTGCCGCTCGCCTTGTCCTCAAAAATTAGCTCACATCCTGCGCTTTCAAGGGCATTTCGTTGTAAAGCAGTGTTTTGTTCATTTGTTGATACGCGTACATAGCCTATTAGCATATTTTCTGCTCACTATCGTTATTTATAGCAAGCTGCTGATTTTAATTAACAAAAACCAGTATGTGTGGAAATCACAAAGTACATACCGTTTCCCAATGAGATTTAATTCACTATTGAGGAAATAGTTATGTTTGATTTCACAATAATGCTCCTCTCCATCCTTGGCGGGGTGCATTCGTTTCTGAATGGGGTTCGTGAAAAACGTTACGAAGCGTCATGCAGGCAATTGATGGCCGAGTGTATTGCTGCCGTACTTGCAGGCTTTATAGGCATGTATTTCGCGGAATATAAGGGTATGGATGAAAGTCTTCAGAATTGCGTGACTATTATTTGCAGCATCAATAACAGGCTCATTCTTGAAAAGTTACAAAGGATTATCGATTCGTACCTCAATAGAAATGCCTCTTAAGCAACAAATGACCGGTTGAGAAGTTACTTTGCATACCATTACCTCCTGACAACGTAGGAGGGAACTTGTGCTTGACACACAGGAAT